CTATCCCGCGTTTTGACTGGGCAAGTTTGAATCAGCTGCAACGTAATCAGGGCTGATCTGCCCTGCTTCTGGCGCGATCTCTCCACTGACCACCCATAAGGCGTATTGGGGAAAGAGCTTAACGATAGCTTCGATCTCCTCTGCCTTAATCTCGCGCTTTCTCGCGGTGTTCTTCAGGTTGTTCCAGGTGTAGCGACTGATGCCAGTGCGCTCCTCCAGCTCAGGCAGCCGAATCCCGGAGCTTTTCAAAATAGTTATAACCCGCTCTTTAATCATAGCCACTTGATCTATAAGTGATATATCCAATACGGATGAACGATGGCATTATCCGTTTCGAGACTATCCAATTTGGATAACGCAAGGCTGAATAACTGGCATTGCCACGAATAGTGACGGAACGAGCATGGAACTGGAAGAGTTGGAACCTTCAAAGCTGATCGGCCCACAGCAGGACGTGGAAACCGTCGAATGCTGGGCTGACCGCAATGGCATCAGTGCCGGTATGGCTCGTGCCTGGGCAACGCGCGGTGTGATACCGACCGTAAAGCTCGGCAAGCGGCGCATGGTCAACAGCGCAATGCTCCGTCACTGGCTGCTGGAACAGGAGTGGACCGCATGATCCGCGCCGTCTACGGAAAGCCAGGGGAGGGGATGACCCATGCAGAAGCCGGCCAGCTATCAACGCCTTCTGCATGCCCAGGACTGCGACTGCTCTGTCTGCTGGTCCAGACGCGAAATGGCGAAACCCGATCTCTCCCGGTCCACACAATGCGCCCTATGCCGCCCCGCATATGCGCGGCCGATTCGCACGCTACAAATGGGTTGCGTCGGTGGAATCTGGAAGCCTCTGCTCTCGGATTGGACAGTGGAACCGGCCTTTCTCTGCGAGAAGCACACGCCACCCGCCCGCCCCGCGAAGTGGTGGAGCGTTATCTACAACTCGGGCAAGCCAACGCCCTACGTACCGATTCACGAACCGTTCGAGCTGGTGGGCTGAAGCCAACCGCCCCCGCCGAGGCCGAACAGGTCCAGGGCCGCGCTCCCGGCTCGTCGGATCACGCTTCACCGATCCGGCGAACGGAAGCACGGGCGGAGCGCACCCTTGACCCAGCACGAACAGAAACAGCCTCCGCTCGTGAGTGTGGGGCAGCTTCACCGCCCCGCGCTCCCGAGCCCTCGGCGGCAAGAGCGGGATGACAAGGGCAGAGCCCTTGGTGTTTAGAGAGTGAGGTTTATTAATTGATTTTGTTTTGGGCGTGGGGTGTAAGTGTCGATTCGTCACTATTCATGCCATTAGGCCAAGCAACTTGATAATTCCTTAGGTATGAAAAAAGCCTGTTCTAAGCGCGTATAAATAGGGCTAGAGATTAACCAGTAGGCCAAGTAACAGATCACCTCGGCGAACTTGCGAGTTCACCGGCTCGGGATCGCTCGGCCTGCAGAAAGCAAAGCCGCGCAATAAAGCGCAATTAACGAGAGGAAACACAACATGGCACGTTCAATCATGGAAGTTGCATTTATCAGCGCTGAGAAAGTCGAGTTCGACAACGTCAAGCTGGTGAAGCTGTTCGTTGGCGATGAGCCCGACGGCAAGCGCGACCTGGGCATCTCCATCCTGTCGATGAGCGTGGCCGAAGAAAGCCTCGACGAAGTCTGGGCCGCCTGCGAAGGCCTCGACGTGCTGGAGCCGATCCGCGTAACCACCGAGATCGAACGCGGCTCGAAGAACGCCGGCAAGTTCATCGTGCTCCACGTCGAGCCGGTCAAGGCCGCCAGCGCGCCGGCCCCCAAGCCGGCCCAGCCAACCCCGCAAACCGCCAAGCCATCCGGCACCCAGCCGGAACCGGCCAAAGCCAACTAACCGGGAGGGGCGGCCATGCTGATCGATGACCGGGTGTACTGCGACTGCTGCGGCAACGACATGGGCAAGCTCATGGCGATGCCCGCGCCGCAAAGCGACCTGCTGCCCGACCTCAGCCTGCCGCCTCACTTCGCCGTCTGCCCTGACTGCGAACCCTCCGAACAAACCGCCGACCTTGAGGCCGGCGAATGACTTACGCGCTCACCTGCGACGGCACCGTCTCGGTCGATGCAGGCGGGGCGCCCCTGTGTTCCGGTGGCTGGGTCTTGGTCCAGCTTCCAGAACAGTTCGACCCGAGCCAGCTGGACCCCGCGGTACTGGCCCAGGTGTTCGGCGTCGGATTCACCCTCGTAACCACTGTGCTGCTGATCGGCATCGGCTGTAAGGCCGTTCTCGACTTCCTCAAGCACGCCTGAAACCTGCAAAGGAGCCTCACCATGCAAAACCTCAAACGCGTCTCCCGCGATCTGGCCCTGGCCGTTCCCTTCGCCGTCGCGGCTTCCGCCTCCCACGCTGCCGGCTGGGATTACAGCACCCTGACCGCCGATGTGGATTTCTCCACCATCGCAACCGGCGTCCTCGCCGTCGCGGCCCTGCTGGCAGCGGTATACGCCGGCATCAAAGGCGCCCGCGTCGTCCTCGGCTTCCTGCGTTCGTAACGCTCACCCGCAACCCAGGCCGGCCTAGCGCCGGCCTTTCTCTTGGCGAGGTACACATGCAAGCGCTCTGGGAATTCGCCTTCTTCTGCATCGGAGCCGCCTGCGCTTACGCGATTTTTTCGAGGTGGTAGGGATGAAAGCGGCTCGCCTGATGCTGCCGGTGTTCGTGGTGTTGCTTTGCTTTACGGGGCCGGCAAGCGCCTCAACGGTGTCCCACTGGATATCCACCCTGAAGCCAGGCGCACAATTCGCCTCTGCCGCTCAGGCCTGTGCAGCTGCGCACTCCTTTCCCTATTCCTACCTCAAAGGTGTGGCTCCGTTCGATGATATGGAGTGCTGGGGTTCCTATCAGGAATCCTCAGGTGGCGCGCCGCAGGGGCGGGTCAAGAAAGTCGTGGTTGACTGTCCATTCGGCGATACAAACGGTCAATGCAATACCTCCTGCCCCAGCCCCAAGACCATGATTGGTGGGCAGTGTGTGGATCCGCCAAACCAATGCGAAACCACCAACGGCCAGACCGTCAGCCACGAACACCTGATGAAGTCCGCTGTTGGCCAGCCGACCATCGACCCGCCGGGGTCTGTCTGCGGTAACGGCTGCCAGTACGCGTTCACCTACACGCCGGCTTCCAACGTCTACGTCTACAGCAGCGGCAATCCGCCAGGGGTGTTCGGCATCTACTCCTATACCGGCAACGGGATCGAGTGCACCGAGAACACCCTGCAAACGCCCGGCAATCCGTCCGAGGGCGAAACCCAGGATCCCGACGATACGCCGCCGCCCGAAGACGGCGACAAATGCCCGGCCGGCTACATCTACAACGGCACTTTCTGTTCGCCGGAGAACCCGCCCGAAGAGCCGGACCCGACCGATCCCACGGATCCCGCCGACCCTGAGAACCCGACCGATCCTGACGACGGCTCGGGCGGTGGCGGCGGCGGTGATGACGGCGGCAGCGGTGACGGAGGAGACGACGGCTCGGACGACGGCACCGGAGGCGGCGAAGGCGACGGTTCGGGTGGTGGTACGGGCGGTTCGGGTGACGGCTCTGGCGAAGGCGACGGCGAGGAAGGCGAAGAAGACAGCGGTTCGGGGCCTGGCTTCTGCGATGGCGGCGAGTGCGAATTTATGGAGCCTATTTATTTCAACGGCGCTCAGAAAATTCCTGGCTACGGTGATTCGCTCGAACGCGTTTTCAGCGGGATTAGTAGTTCGCCATTCGGGAGTGCCGTTCGGGCTATTACGTTTCCATCAGGTTCCGGCGTCTGCCCATCCGGCACCGTGACGCTCTTTGCCCGCCCGATCACCTTCGATGCTCATTGCACCCTGTGGGGTGAAATCTCCGGAATCTTCTCCGCGCTCATGCTGGCCGTCTGGTGCCTGCTGGGCGTTCGTATCGTCCTGTCCTCCTGAGGTGCCGCCATGCTTGAGAAGCTAGGTCGTTTCATTGATTGGGTCTGGTCATTTCCGGTGCTGCTGTTCAAATGGATTACTGACGCATTCGAGTCCATTACCAGTTTTCTGGAGACGCTTCCTCAGTACACTTTTTACAGTCTTTGTGAAGGCATCGTCTCGTTCTTCAACGCCATCCCGGTGCCGGACTTCTTCCACCAGGCCGGCAACGCCATGCAGTCGATTCCGCCGGAGGTGCTGTTTTTCGCCTCCATGTTCCGGCTCGACTTCGGCGTGACCACGGTGCTGCTGGCCTCGCTGATCCGCTTCGTCATCCGCCGCCTGCCGATCATCGGGTGACCTATGGCGATCGACGCATATACCGGCATGCCCGGCCACGGCAAAAGCTACGGAGTCGTTGAGCACGTCATCATCCCCAGCCTGAAACAGGGCCGGCATGTGGTGACCAATATCCCGCTGGAGGTGGACGCGCTGCTGGCCGACTTCGGCGGGACCATCGCGCAGCTGCCCGCCGACTGGTTCGAGCGCGAGGATCTGGCCGAGCTCGCGCCCAATGGCTGCGTACTGGTCCTGGACGAACTCTGGCGGCGCTGGCCGAAGGGGCAAAAGACCAACGCCGCGTTGCTCACCGACAAGGCCCTGCTGGCCGAACACCGTCACCGCGTCGATCAGAAGGGCCAATCGATGCGCGTGGTGCTGGTGACGCAGGACCTCGAGCAGATCGCCTCCTGGGTCACGCTGCTGGTCGAAACCACCTACCGCATCGTCAAGAAGTCGAAGAAGTACTACCGGGTCGATATCTACCGGGGTGCCGCCAAGGGCCAGCGCCCGCCCAAGTCGGCCTTGCTGCGGCAGACCGCCGGCACCTTTAAGCCGGCCGTGTGGTGCTACTACCACTCGGCCACGCAGTCGGCCACGGGCGATGTGGGCGACGAGTCCAAGGCCGATGGCCGCGCCTCGCTGCTGCGCTCCTGGGGCCTGTGGGGGTTGATCGGCATTGTGGTCGTCGGCGGCGTCGTGGGCATCACTGGCGTGCGCGCGTTCTTCAGCTCGCCGATGGTGCCAGCGCCCGAGCCCAAGGCCGCCCCGACGATTCCTGCCGCACCGCCACCGGCCCCGTCACGTGCCAACCGAGCGGCCGCCACCGTTTACGCCAAGCCCGAAGGGCCGGTGATGTCGCTCACCTGGCGCGTCGGCGGCTACGTCATGGCCCCGACCGGCTCCTGGCGACCGCCCAGCGACCCGCCGCCCGCTGATGCTGGCGTTTACTGGCGCAAGGAAGGCAACGCCCGGCCGGTCAGTCGCACCGCCCGGGTGGTGCTCGTTTCCACCAGCGGCCTGACCCGCATCGTGCCCCTGGGCGAATGCCGCTTCTTCACCGGGCAGATGGACATGTACTGCGACATCGAGGGCGAGCGCATCACGCCCTGGACGGGCCGTGGAGCGGTGACCAGCGTGATTGATCCGGTGGCGTCGGTGAGTACGGCGGTGCGCGCCTCTGACTCCGGCGCGCGTCAGCGTAGCGCAACGGGCGCCGGAGCCAGCGCGGCGCCGCCGCCCTGACGTCCCTGTAACACGTCAGATAAACACAGCTGAATAGTGTCGATTCGTTGCAATTTGGAGCACTAGAGAATGAGCGTTAAGGACCAGATTCGAGTAAACGAGAATTTCGAGGAAACAGCGGGCGGACGGCTTTTCTTCGATACCAAGTCAGCCAGGATTACTGATCTGTCCAAGGTTCGCCTGCTGCGTTGCGGGGTCGACACCGTCCGCCAGTTGTACCGTGGGCTGATCCGGCCCGAGGTCATGGCCCTGTTCGAAGTGCCGGGCGCTATGGTCGAATTCGCCGGGCACGTCTGGCATTCGGGGCGGGTAGGCCGCGACTCGGGCTACCAGTACAAGCTGCAGAACGCCGACCTCGGCTTCGTCCTGCTGATCAAGAACTTCAACGCCAAGCTCGAGAACATCGGGCCGCACCTGAAAATCGAAGTCTCGCCGCATGCCATTGACGCGCTGTCGCCGGAAAGGCTGCAAGAGCGCATGGACTTCTACGCCTCGGCCGTGATGACCCACGTCGAGCGCAACCAGTGCGCCGTCCATCTGGCCCTGGATCTGCAGGGCTGGGAACCGCCAGCCGATCTCGTTGCTCGCCTGCATTGCCGGGCCCGCACGCACCGGGACATCTCCGGCATCAAGGAGATCCAGTGGGCGACCAAGTCCAGCGTCTACGGGCGAGGCGAGACCTCGATGTTCGGCTCAGCCGGTGGCGTCCAGCTGTGTATCTACAACAAGACCGAACAGGCCAGGGCGACGGACAAGCTCGACTTCTGGGAAAGCATCTGGCGTCTGCGAGATTCGTTCGATGAGAGTGACCCGGATAACTACAACCCGGCCCAGGACGTATGGCGCGTCGAGCTGCGCTATCACCATTCGGTGGTGCAGCAATTCGCCAGCGGCTCGATTGACGTGAAGACCGGCGAACCCATCGGCACCGATTCGTTTGCAGCGTTCTCGGCGCATCTGGATGGCCTGTGGCGCTATGGCTTGGGGCAATTCAAGTTACTCCACCGTCCCGGCCAATATGAGCCGATCTGGACGCTGATTCGGGATGACGTGCGAGTCGATGTGCCGGTCGATTCCCTGGTCGATGAAACCGAATACAAGCGGTACTACAAGACCAGCCGGGGTTTCAGCGGCAAGAACGTGGAACTCTTCCTGGGAAACTTCGTAAGCCTGCTGGCACGGGAGCGAGTGGGCGCTAGAACCGCATTTGATCGACTGAAGGAATGGGAATGCTGGCCGGTCATTCGTGACCACTACGCCGCCAAGGACATGAGCGAGCGTGATCTGTACAAGCACATCAAGAACCTGCTCCAAGAGCGGCATGTACGGTGGGGCAGGGCGGTCTGATGGCGATCAGACAACTCGCCGATGGTCGCTGGAAGGTCGATGTCGAGCCCGTAAAGGGCAAGCGGTTTCGCAAGACGTTCAGGACCAAGGGTGAAGCGCAGCGGTTCGAGGCAACCTGCCGGAGCAAATCGGTCGAGTCGCGTGATTGGTCGCCCAGGCCCAAGGACAAGCGCAGGCTCTCAGAGCTGGTCGAACTCTGGTTCGAGCTGCACGGCGTTTCGTTATCCGATGGGGTTCGCCGGTTGGCGATTCTGCAAGCGAGCGCGAAGGCTCTTGGCGATCCGGTTGCCCGCATGGTGGACGGGGCCCGAATCGCGGCGGTAAGGGCTCGCTGGATCGCTGCTGGCGTTAGCGGAAAGACCGTCAACAATCGGCTCGGGTATCTCAAAGCCGTTTACAACGAACTGCACAAGCTCGACGTGATCGACTATGGCTGTCCGTTCACTCGCATACGCCCGGTGAAGCTCCAAGAGCGACCATTGGCGTACCTGACCAAGCCGCAGATCGTCGAGCTGCTTGCCGCCCTGGACGAGCGAGTCAGCACCTCGCCGCATCCGGCAATGGTGGCACGGATCTGTCTGGCTACGGGGGCCAGGTGGGGTGAGGCTCAAGCGCTTCGACCGGAGCGGATTCGAGGCAATGCCCTGGTGTTCGCCAATACGAAGTCAAAGCGTGTGCGGATGGTCCCGGTTACGTCTGAGCTGGTGGCGTCGATCAAGAGGCACTGGCAAACCTATGGGCCGTTCACCAACTGCATTGGCGTGTTTCGGCTGGTCCTGCTCTCGACCTCGATCAAGCCGCCACGCGGGCAGGCAAGCCATATCCTGCGCCACACGTTCGCGGCTCACTTCATCATGGGCGGTGGCCATATCGTGACGCTGAAAGAGATCCTGGGGCATGCCTCGCTGAACATGACGATGCGCTACGCCCACCTTGCGCCTGAGCATTTGCATGATGCGATCAGGTTGGGACCGATGGCCGGCATCACGTTACCGCCCGCCAGCCACTAATCGAATCAATTGAAGAAGGTGCGCCACTGGCGTAGTATGCGGCTATGATCTTTATCGAGACACCGGTCTTCACCAGGCGCCTGCGGGAGCTGCTTAGCGATGACAGCTATGCGGAGTTCCAGAGGCAACTGGCCGACCGGCCGGACATGGGCGATGTGATCGAGGGCACTGGCGGCATCCGCAAGGTTCGTGTCGCGTCTAGCGGTCACGGCAAGCGAGGCGGGTCCAGGGTCATCTACTACCACTTCACGGCGGCTTCGCAGATCGCATTACTGCTGATCTATCCGAAGAACGAGAAGGACGACCTGACGGCAGACGAGCGCAAGGTGCTCAAGCAAATCATCGAACGGTGGAGGTAATCACCATGAGCAAATTCTTCGAAGACCTTCTAGAAAGCGTCCAGCAGATGGACGAGATTCACCGTGGCGAACGTCAGCCCTCGCAGGAATTCGTCGTCGACTCGCTGCAGGTGAAAGAGATCCGCAAAGCAACCGGTCTGACCCAGGCCAAGTTCGCGGCGATGATCGACGTTCAACTGGGTACGCTGCGTAACTGGGAACAAGGTCGACGGGAGCCGACCGGACCGGCAAAGGCGCTGCTGCGCGCCATCCATAACGATCCGAAGCACGTCATCCAGGCGCTTTCTTCCGTCTGA